ATGAATTATTTGTACAGGAAACATTAGATCCACGCATTGAAAGTGTGATGCCAATCCTTTCACGATTACGTAAGAATATTAAAGAAATGGATGAAGTGAAAGTATTAGACAGTTGGGCTGAACAACTAATCAATGAAAAGTTATCGTTGGATCCTAAAAAAAAGGATGAACCTTCCAAGCAATTAGATGAAGAGAAAAGAATATATCTAGTTATCAAAGATAATAAGGCCATCGGGACATGGGACGGTCAACAGTTTAAACCTTTTGACAGAACAAAATATCCCTACGGCTCTAGTGACCAAATACCTTCAGGATCAATAATTGATAAAAGCGCAGGAGGCGTAACACCTGCACAAATTGGTATGGCTAAAATTGGTTTAGAAGAAGCTGACGTACAATACCATCATATAACTGTAGACGGTAATTCAATATTTAAAACTAAAGATGCTAAACAAGCTCAGGATTTTTTGAGTGCAATGAAAAATGCTGATGAATTTAAAAACAAAAAAGTAGAAGTTGTAAGTAAATCAGAGTATGTTTCGCCTGTAAAAGAAGCGCCGGGACCAGAAACATTAAGTCACAACGAACGCACAGCAAAATCTAATTTGGCTGCATTCGATTTAGAAGAAACAGTTGACGGACAATTTGCAGGAGACTACGAAATCGGCGAACCTGCACAATGGCGCAACAAAGGACCAAAAGCAAATAAACCAGCAGTGCGTGGTGATTTAGTTGGTGAAAGTGAAATGGAAAAATTAAAAGCACTTTCGGGAATAAAGTAATATTTTTTGCACACACTTCGGTAATATATATAATTGACACAGCGTGATATTCGTGTAGAATATCATTATGTGTTAGTTGTCTCCTAGACAACTCAACATAAAAACACATTTAGGCTCAACATAGGCATTTACAACATAGGAGATTATATATGGCAAGTCTAGCAGATATCCGTGCCCGTATCGCGGCACAAGAAAATAAAACAGCAAACAAGGGTCAACGTACCCAATCAGATAATGCAATTTATCCTCACTGGAATATGGAAGAAGGCACTACTGCCACAGTTCGCTTCCTTCCAGATAAGGATAGTAACAACACATTTTTCTGGGTAGAGCGTCAGATCATCAAGTTGCCTTTCAATGGCGTAAAGGGTGATCCAAATCATAAGCAAGTAGTTGTACAGGTTCCATGCGTAGAAATGTATGGTGATAACTGTCCTATCTTGGCTGAAGTTCGTCCATGGTATAAGGATGACACACTCAAAGATATGGCAAATAAGTATTGGAAGAAGCGTAGTTATTTGTTTCAAGGTTTTGTTCGTCAAAACCCTATTGGCAATGATACTACCCCAGCGAATCCGATTCGTCGTTTCGTTATTAGCCCACAGATTTTCACTATCATCAAAAGTTCATTGATGGATGCTGAGATTGAAGAACTTCCTACTGATTACATGCGAGGTCTTGATTTCAATATTAAGAAGACCAGTAAGGGTGGCTATGCTGACTATTCTACTAGTAACTGGGCACGTAAAGAAAGTCCACTAACTGAAGCAGAACAAGCAGCAGTCGAAGCACATGGCTTGTTCAATCTTGCTGACTTCTTGCCCAAGAAGCCAAGCGAAAGTGAACTACGTGTCATCAAGGAGATGTTTGAGGCTTCAGTAGATGGCAAGCCGTATGATAATGACAAGTGGGGTGCATACTATCGTCCATATGGACTTGATGCTCCTGCTGGTTCTGAAAAACAGAATAATGAAACTGCTCCAGTAACTGTAGCAGTAAAAAAGTCTGTAGTTGAAGATGAAGAACCTGAAGCAAAGAGTGAACCCGTAGTTGTTCCTAAGAGTACTTCTAGCGATAAGGCACAGGACATTTTAGCGATGATCCGTGCTAGACAGCAGAAGGGCTAAAAGTATTGGGGAGAGAGATATCTCTCCCCTCTCCTAACTTAGAGGACACTACCATGACACTACCAGACGAAAGATACCGCGCACTTAAGCAAGGAAAGAAATTGCTAGAAGAACTTTGCGATCCGGGCAAGACGCCCAGGGTGCCGAGCATCGTCCGTGATCGTGCGCGTGGTGCACTCAGGCACTATCCAACTGACTATGAACTTGATCGTATCGCGGACAGTTGTCCTGATATGCTTGACAAATTATCATTTAATGATAGACTAGCAAGAAAAAATATTTTCAAATAGAGGAACGTATGGCTAAAAATAAAATTAATGAAAATTTTATCTTGACCTATAATAGTAGGCATGATCATAACAACGATAGTGATGCTGATATCACAATCAACTTTGATAATCCAAAAGATGACAGCGTGTTAATTGCACGACTAAACACTTGGTTGACTGCTATTGGTCGTACCAACATGCGAAAGCGGATCAGGCAAGAGTTATATTTGCAGTGGCAACCTAGTTCGTCACGCACAACAGCAAGGCATTTTCGTTGTATTGGTTGATACTGAAAACGCACTTGATGAAGATTGGTTAAAGGCACTTGGTGTCGATACCAGCGAAGATAAGTTGTTGAAGTTGAACATGGCAATGATTGATGACGTTGCTAAGACTATTAGTGAGTTCATGAAAAATTATAAACTTTTACCGGCTGATGACAAGCCTAAGGTATTGTTTATCATTGACAGTCTTGGCATGTTGTTGACTCCAACTGATGTTAATCAGTTTGAAGCAGGTGACATGAAGGGTGACATGGGTCGCAAGCCTAAGGCACTCACTAGTCTTGTTCGTAACTGTGTCAATATGTTCGGAAGTCACAATGTTGGACTTGTCGCAACAAATCACACATATGCTTCACAGGATATGTTTGATCCAGATGACAAGATCAGTGGTGGTCAAGGCTTCATCTACGCAAGTAGTATTGTTGTCGCTATGAAGAAACTCAAACTCAAGGAAGATGACGAAGGCAACAAGATCAGCGAAGTGCGTGGTATTCGTAGTGCTTGTAAAGTTATGAAAACACGTTACGCAAAGCCATTTGAAAGCGTTCAAGTAAAGATCCCATATGAGACTGGTATGAACCCATATAGTGGTCTGCTTGATTTGTTTGAGAAGGCAAATATTCTTACTAAGGAAGGTAATCGTCTTGTTTACACAACTGATACCGGAGAAGTAATAAAGTTCTTCCGTAAGGGTTGGGAATCAAATGAAGATGGTTGTCTTGACAAGGTAATGTCAGAATATGAAAATCGTCAAACAAAGATAAGTAATACGAATTCTGTAGTGGAGGAATAATACAGATGAGTATTACTGTTGTTCACGAAGTTTGGCGTGCTATAAAAAGCGAAATTGACGAAGCAAATCTTCCAGATGCTGCCGAGTCACTTGTTGATGTACTCATTCAAAACGATTACGAAGCAAGTGATATCAAGGCAGAGTTTCGTAGAGATAGTGATGTAATGGATGCAGTAAAGGCATTTATTGCATCACAAGAAGAGGAAGAAGAATACGAAGAAGAGGAAGAAGAGGAAGAATACGACGACGATAACTGGTGATAAATGAATTGGTATACCAGAATATCTAGTGATCTAAGTGTCATACCTGACTTCATAGCACATTATGAAGCAGAATTAGATCAAGCTAAATGGGACTGTAGGGTAGGTGGAAAGGTAGAGAAAAATATCTCAAGCCTACCCGGTATCACAGAACAACGTTTCAATCAACTACAAGAGATTGAAGCGGTATTGAATTATCTCAACATACAATTACGCAAACTAAGGCGTAAATACTTTCAGAAGTATCTGGAAGGATACAACAGGGCCCTAACAAGCCGTGATGCCGAAAAGTATGTTGACGGTGAAGATGAAGTTATTGACTTTGAAGTACTAATCAACGAGGTAGCACTCTTGCGTAACAAGTGGTTGGGTATTATGAAGGGTCTTGATAGCAAGCAATGGCAACTTGGCCATATCGTTCGCCTGCGTACTGCAGGTATGGAAGATGTGACGGTATCCTAATGAAAAGAGATATTGTACACCTCATAACTTCCTACCTTAACTCACAAAAAAATTACCTTGATAAGAAAGTACAAATAATTAGGGAAGATTCCTACACTTGTATCATTTGTGAATATTTGGGTTTAGACATAGAAATTTTTGTTTATAATGATACCTTTATTAAACTTAAAGTAGATAAACTTCCTTTTGCTATATGTGATAGTATTCATAGTTTTAGAAAAGAATTTGAAAGAGCGGGATATTTAAGATACGAATGGTAACCTGGAATTCTTACAGGCTTGACACAATATCTTGTTTCGTGTAATCTATATATTGTATTAACTAAAGGAGAGAAATATGAACTTGAAGTTGAAAGCTGCCGGTGAAGTTGCCGGCGTTAGTGCGTTGATTTTTGGTTTTATTAGTTTGGTAAGTTTTGTGACTAAAGAATATGCAGCATTGATTTTGGGCTTCGGTATGATTTTCTACCTTATGTACCTCGTTTATTCAATCAGACTTGGACAACTTGAGGACGAACATCGTGACCTCGAATCCGCAGAAAGGATCGTGACTTTGCGTAACAAAATCACTGAGTTGGAACAGAAATCCGTTAAATAATCGTAAGTTGTTGATTTGTCAAGCCTTTTAGTTATGCTAAGAGGCTTGACCTTTTTCTGCATTGGGCGCATAATATCTATACAGTATGAGTACGGAGAAAGACATGATCAACAAGCGTCACGGCGGTCCTTATGATCGCGGAGCGGCTGATGCGTATTATCGTCGTCCTTTCAAGCCCCATTATTACAAGGGTGATACCTATAATAGTGAGTTGGTCACTGAGGATGATATGACCGATGAGGAAATCCTTGAATATAACGAAGGATTTACTGAGCAGGTACAGTCAGGGGATTTCAAGGATTGGGGTTGATCGCAAGTTATTGATTTCTAAAGGTTTATAGTTCTTGATCTCAGGGCATCAAGGGACTATAATATTCATATAGTTGATTAACGGAGTTTAACTATGTCTACAGTTCTTGTTCGTAATGGGTCTTATCGCGGTATTCCCGTAATTAATACCCAATTCACTTTGGTTAAGGGTTTTCAAACTGGTAAGAAGGGTAGCTATATTACAGTTCGTAATGATGGTATCTTCCCGATTGCT